TTAACCGGCAGGTTCTTGGTTCGAGTCCAAGCCGGGGAGCTCGACAAAGAGGCGGTCGATCGTCACTCGCAAGAGGACGGCGGCCGCCTCTAGCTCGTCTGGGGTCCATTGCGTCTGTCCGTTGAGCTTTCTGCTCGTGGACGACTGCGTGAGCCCAAGCGCTGATCCCAGCTCAGTCTGAGTAACGCCGCGCATCATCATGGCGATCCGCACGTTCATGCCCACGCGCTGGTTCACCGGGTTGGCCACCGGCATCTGAATGACATTGCTCATAGCGGATACAGTACTCCATTCTGGATCAAACCGTGTCAACTTCCAGAATATGACTCGATATGCATCATCTGCATGCTACGGTTCTCCGCATGACCGATATGCAAGATCTGGGTATCGACCCGCCGGAACCATATCTGACGCCCGCCGAGACGATGAGTGCCCTGCGGATCAGTAGGTCCACGCTCGACCGCTATGTTGCCTCGGGCGCTCTGAAGCCCGTGCGTCTGCCGTCCGGTCATCGCCGCTTCCCTGCGAGCAAGGTCGAGGCGATCCTCTCTCGTGCGCCGTGGGATGCAGCGTGAGTGCCGATGAGCACGCATCGCACGTTCCGGGCCGAGACGCAGGCGCCACATATCTCGCCCGCGACCTTCCTGTTCATGCGTGCCGAGATAAAGCGGCTGGAGCTGGCGCTGGCGGCGGCGGAGCGGGAGCTGTACGCGGTCAGGGTCGACCGCGATCACTGGTACATGAAGGCGAACTACACGCCCGAGGAGATCGCGGAGATGTATCACCGCGCGAGTCAGGGCTTGGACGAGAACGGAGCATGGCTATGGCCGGACAGTGTGAGGACGACGAGGTGAACGTCCGCTCCTCGCAGCGCACCGTGTCGCTCTGGAGCGACATCACGGCGTGCCTGGAGAACATCCGGATGGCGGAGTTCTACCTCGGGTACCTGCCCGAGAAGCCCAACACGGATGGCATCGATCACGAGGCCATCCAGGTGCAGCTCCAGGACGCCCGCCGTCTTCTCGGATCGATCGCGCTCGACCTCACAGAAGGGAGCGACTCGTGATCATCAACGGCTCATTCCTGCTCATCATCGTCGGTGCGTACTTGGCCTACCGGCTCGGATGCTGGGTGCACGATCGCGGCGAGCGTCCCCGTGGCTGAGTGCTTGGCGGCGGCCACCGTTCCGGCGCCGTGGTCGATCGTCACGCCGGACGACTTTCACCGTCGACGGCCGGGTGAACCAATCGGTTACGAACCGCTGATCGGCGACCGCATCCGATACGCGCTGAGGCACTCGCGATGGTGTTCCGGGGTGAGCCGCATGCTCGATGATCATGATGAGCAAGACCCCTTCGGTCTCACTGTCACCGTCATGGACATCTACGCTCGCGACGGTCACACCCGCTACTCGTGCCGTGATGATCGCGGACAGTACAGCGGGATCGACCTGGATTGGTGGATCGTCGAGCAAGTCGTCGAGGATGGTGCGCTGTGGTGAGCGGCCTCGCATGCCTGTTCGGTATCCATGTCCCTGACCCCGTGAACGTCGTCGAGTGGCGCGACGGACAGATGGTCATCGTCGCGGGCGTGCGTTGCGCGCGCTGCGGCATCCGCATCTCCGAGGAGGTGATCCCGGTTGCCGAGCTTCAAGAACCCGATCACGGATAAGTTCGATGCGACGCTTCTGGCGGACTACATCGCGCACGAGCCCTCGAAGCTCGGGCGCGATTTCGCTGGCGATCTGTACGAGTACCGCGACGGCGTCTACGTCCGCGACTCGACTGTCGTCACCCGTCGCTGCGCGAAGGCGCTCGGCGCGTCCTACACGAAGAACGTCGAGTCCCAGGCCGCGGCACACCTGCTCAACATCGACCTCCCCGAGGTCGGCCTCCCCGAGCTCCCTCGCGGCTACCTGGAACACATCGTCCTGGAGAACGGCGTCTACTGGTGGCGAGAGGATCGCCTGACCCCTCACACCGAGATGCTCGGCGCCCTGACGAAGCTCCCCATCACACACGACGCAATCGCGCTCCCTCACGAATTCCGCGCGTGGCTGCGGGTCGTGTTCGGCGACGACGACGAGATGCTGCGGCACGTCTGGGAGGTCATCGGCTACCTGCTCATGACCGGCAACCCGCTGCAGAAGATCATCCTGCTCTTCGGTGGCGGTGGTGACGGCAAGGGCACCTTCCTGCGGCTCCTCCGCGCGATGCTCGGCAAGGTCAACTACTCCTCGGTGTCGCTGCATCAGCTCGTAGAGGATCGGTTCGCCTCATCGAACCTCTACGGCAAGACCGCGAACATCTCGGGCGACCTGTCGAGCAAGTTCCTGTCCGACCCGCAGATCCTCAAAGAGATCACGGGTGGCGACTCGATCAGCGCATCGCGCAAGCACGGCCAGGCGTTCGAGTTCGTGCCCTACGCCGTGCCGATCTTCGCCGCGAACGAGTTCTTCCGCACCTCGGACAACTCCTACGGCTGGCGGCGACGGTGGATGGTCATCGAGTTCCCGAACAAGGTCGAGAACGAGACCGAGGGCGCGCCCGTGTTCGACGAGTCGATCCTGCACGATGACATCCCTGGCATCTTCAACGAGGCGATGGAAGGTCTGCGGCGACTCATGACCCGCGGCCGCTTCGCCGCACCTGAGGCCGCACGCGAGGCCACCGCGCGCATGCACGACGAGGCAGACCCGTTCCTGACCTGGCTCGACGAGGATGACGCCGTGAGCCGCGGCGACGACCAGTCCAGCCCCAAGGATGACGTCTACCGGGCGTACAAGACGTGGTGCACCCGCAACGGCTACAGCCCCATCGCCTCCGGCCCCCTCGGGCAGCGGCTCAAGCAGCTCGGCGTGACCTCCTCACGCCCGCGCATCGGCGGCGGCCGCGTGCACTACTACAACGGCATCAGCGTCATGACTCGCCTGGACCGCGCATGAGCGCCGGCATGTGGTCAGGGCTGGCCGCGGTCAGGCCAGGCGCGCCCGGCCCCGCTCCCCGCACCCCTCGGAAGAAGGAGCTTCGCCCTGAATGTGGGGGTGGTCAGGCTGGTGGTCAGGGGCCGGTCAGGGACGTGGTCAGTCCTCGATTCCAGGCGGGGGGCGGGCTGGTCAGGGCGGTCACCCCTATCTCTACTTACTCTCGCGTAAAGAGAAAGAGAGAGAGAAGTAGAGCACAAGCCCTGACCGCCCTGACCACCGTGACCGGAGACCATCGTGACCGACAAGCACCGCGACCCCGAGTACATCCGGAACGCGAAGATCGTGCGGGCTCGCGTGCGCCGGGAGTGGCGTCTCGGTCAGGACGTGTACTGCTGGCGCACGGGGCGGATGCTCATCCCGGGTCGTCCGTTCGATGTGGGTCACATCGACCCGGACGGCGGTCACTCCATCTCGAACCTCGCACCCGAGACCGTGAAGAGCAACCGCTCCGAAGGTGGCCGTCGCGGTGCGGCGATCACCAACGCTGCGCGGCGGGCGGCGCGATCAGTGCCGCCGCCTCGACGATCGACCGAGGGTCTCGCGCCCTGGTGAACCGGTTTTTTTTAGAGCGACGGTGCAACCCCCGCCTTCGGCTCCAAGTCGTCATTCTCCCCCTGAACTGGAGGTCATCGTGACTCCCGCACTGCCAACACTCTCTGATCTGTGGGACGAGGGGACGTGGCTCGAATGGCGCTCGCGCATCGCTCACCTGACGCCGATTCGCCTCGACACTCTGACCACCACGGAGCAGTCGCGGGGCGAGTTCATTCAGGGGGCGCGGCTGCTCCGCCTCGATCAGCGTCAACGAGCTGGGGACGGGGGGCGCGGTCCCTCGCCGATGCAGTTGCTCATCGCTGACCTTCTCGCGTCCGGCCGGTTCATGAACGGCATCTTCGAGCCGCGACGGTCGACGAAGACTACGGCAGTGCAGGCCGTGATGATGGGGCGGTGCTGGTCGCGCGAGGACTACCGCGTCGGATGGACCATGTTCACGACGGGCGCGAAGGCCGGCGCGCGGTTCCGCGAGGACATCGTCGCGCATCTCGACAAGCTCTACCCGTCGAAGGCGGATAGCCCGATCAGCGCCAACCTCGGCAAGGGCAGCGAGCAACTCACGTTCAAGCACACCGGCGCCACCCTCGTCGTGTCCACGCCGAACGGTGACGGCTTCCGATCGGGTGGCTTCGACTTCGCCTTCGGTGACGAGGGTGGCGAGGCCGATGTCGAGCAGGGCGCCGACGTGGTGCGCGCCGTCATCCCGACGATGGACACGAAGCCGGGCGCGCAGTTCGTCATCGCGGGAACCGGGCAGAAGTGGCGCACCGGGCAGCTCCTCTGGGACACGCTGCACGACGACGACGCCGCGGTCGCATGGCACGGCATCCCCGAGAACATCGACCGCGCTGAGCTTGTGTCCTGGGAACCGGATCTCCCGCACCCGAAGACCGGCGCGACAGGAGGGCGGATGCGAGAGTGGATCGAGCGCACGCACCCCGGTATGGGATTCACGACGCTCGCGGATGCCCCGAAGCGTTCGTACGATCGAGTGCCGCTCGATGACTTCCTGATCGAGTACGGCGGACAGTTCGGATTCGAGGGCGCAGCCGATGTCCTGATCCCTCCCGCGCATCTGGAGCGCGCGCTGGTGCGATCCGAGTTCCCGCCTCCTCCGGCGAAGTTCTCGGCAGCACTCAAGGTGCACCACCTCGGACACGCCGCGTCGCTGGCCATCGCGTGGGAGTACCAGGAGCCAGGCGACCTCGTGACGGATGCGCTGGAGCTGGTAGGGGAGCAGGGCCGGAAGACGAAGCGCGCCGTCGCGCTGTGGTGGTGGCAGCCCGGCACGACGAACCTGGAGCGCGAAGTACTGCGCCGCCTCCGCCGCCGCCCGACGACGCTGCACTACGACAAGCGCGGCTACACGGAGGAGATCGCGGAGAAGCGTATCGGCACCGCCCGGCCGCGGCCCGTGATGAAACCGACCGTGACGGCCGACATCCCCGGGTCCACTGTCGGGTTCCTCAAGGCGCTGGAGGACGACGATCTTGTGATCTTCCACCACCCGGAGCTGGAGCGTGCGGCACGCACCGCCACGCGACAGGCATTCGGGAACTACGGGACGTTCCGGTTCGGCCCTCCCAAGAACGATCCGGAGGCCGACGTCACACCGCTGGAAGCGTGCGCCCTCGCCCTCCGATTCCTCGCCGACGAACGCGAGCGAGGCAACCTCGGGAGCGCCATCGGGTTCGGATGATGACTGCGACACGCCGCATCTATGCATGTAATGAAATAACATGCTGAAAACGCATGCTACGGTCTGCGGGTAGCAACGTAATCACACATCAGTCGGAGTAGGGCTCTGGCTTCGTAGCTCGAAGGGGCGACGTTGGGCCTGTTCAACTTCCTCACCGGTGGCATCCGACTGACTCAGTCCGCGGCCCCGATGCTGGCGTCGCCGTACTCCGGTGACCACCTCGCCCAGGCCATCGTTTCCGATTACTTCGGTCAGCTCCCCGGCGAGCTGGTCGACCGCAACGTCGCCCGCCGTGTACCCGAGGTGAAGCGCGCACTGTCCGCTCACCAAGCGCTGGTCACACGCCTCCGCTTCGAGGTGTACGCGGCGGGCACCCCGACCGCGCGCGTCGAGACTCAGCCCTACTGGGTCTCGACGTGCGCCTATCCCGGCATGTCCCGGTGGCTCGCCTACAAGCAGCTCGTCGAAGAGCTGTTCTTCGAGGGCTTCGCCGTCATCGGATGCTGGCTCGACACGGAGGGTCTCGTCTACGACTGGATCACTATCCCGCGGAACCTCTGGACGATTGACAGCGCCACGCAGTCCGTCGTCATCGACGACAGCGTTCCGGCTGCATACAGGATGCGCGCGGTGGTCGTTCCGCTCGGTAGCGCCGGTGTCATGGTCGATGGGATCGACTCGATCCGGCAGGCTCGCAAGATCGAGATCGCCCGTCAGGCCCGCTTGGACAGCCCGCCCGCCGCGACCGAGCTGCATGTCACCGACCAGGCCTACGACAACATGGAGCGCGAAGAGCAGCAGACGCTCATCGCGAACTACAAGGAGGGCCGCAGCAAGTCCTCGATCTCGGTCACCCCGTCCTACATCGAGGTCAAGGAGCGCGGCACCAGCGGCAGCCTCGACCTTTTCGAAGAGGCCAAGAACTCGGTCCGCATCGACCTCGCGATGCACACCGGAGTCACGCTGAATTTCGTCGGCGCGACGAAGGAAGGCGGAGGCGGGGGGAGCGTCCAGTACCAGAACGTCAACGGCGAGAACTCCGAGCTGTGGACGTTCGGTTCCTCCGAGTACGCGATCGCGATCACCGCGGCGCTGTCGGCCGACGTCGTCGTGGGAGATACGGCCGAGGTCCGCGCCGACGCTTCCGCGTTCGCCATCCCCGCCCCGCTGACCATCGACCCGGAGGCGGGCGACAGCGCAGCCTCCACCATCAAGGAGAACTGACATGTCCAAAGAGACCGTTACCACCGAGTCCACTCCCGGCGAGCAAGCGCCCGCTACCCTGCCGCCCGAGCTCGCCTCCCGGTTCGTGACCGCCGCCACCAGCGAGGCACCGTCGCAGGATCAGGTGGCCATCGTCCGCCAGAACGCGGGAGCGATCACGACCGCCGCGGAGCAGATCGCACAGCTGCCCGACAGCCGGTACAAGTCGCTCGCCCTCACCGCGCTCGAAGAGGCGCTCATGTGGGCCAACAAGGCGGTGTTCCAGTGACCGACGAAGCGGGACTGTTCTCCCGCGTCCCCGAGACCCGCACGGTGAAGGGGCTCCTGCTCCCGTTCGGGGAGCTGTCCAGCCCCAGCAGCAGCAACACCCCGCCGACGATGTTCAGCGCCGCAAGCGTGACCCTCCCTCGCGATCCGTCCATCGTGACGCTGAGCGTCGAGCACGACCGCTTCAATCCGATCGGACGCGCAACTGCCCTGGAGGTCACGGACGCCGGAGTCATCGCCGAGTTCACCATCGCGAAGACCGACGAGGGCGACGCGTTCCTCGCCTCCGGCACGAAGCGCAAGCTGTCGGCAGAGCTGGGCTCGTTGGTCCGCAACGGTGCCCACGCGATCCGCTCCCGTCTCACCGGTGCCACCGTCTGCGATGCCGGCGCCTTCGCATCCGCGGCTCTCTTCTCCCTCGCTCCCGGCGTCACCGCCGAGTTCACGGAAGAGGTGCCCTCCTCTGACGAGTACACCGCCCCGGAGTCCTCCAGCAGCTCCGAGTACGTGACCGAGTTCACCGACGACGAAGGCGTGAAGTGGCGTCGCGTCGAGACGTCGAAGCGCGAGACCACCGTCACCAAGATCACCGACTCCGCGCCCGCGGACGAGGATAACCCCGAGGACTCCGAGGAGGAGACCATGACAGCATCCGCCGCGGGCCAGACCCCCGCACCGCTCGTGACGCCCGCCGCCGCACCCAAGAACGAGGGCGTGGACCTCTACGCCGTCTTCTCTGCCATGGCCGCCATCAAGGCCGGCATCCAGGTAAAGGACAACGAGAGCGCTCTGTTCGCCCTCGCCGACGTCAAGACGACCGGCGACGGCGCGCTCCCCGTCGCTGGGGTCATCCAGCCCAACTGGGTCGGCAAGCTCTGGCAGGGCAAGGAGTACGTGCGCAAGTACCTCCCGCTGAACAACCACACCTTCGGCCCCATCGACCTCGGTGGTCGTGCCGGCTTCCGTCTCGACCAGGGCACCGCTCTGGTTCAGGAGCGCGGTCAGGAGAAGACCGAGCTGCCGACCGGTTCCGCCAGCACGTCCAAGCGGGAGAGCACGCGCAAGAGCTTCGGCTACGCGGCCGACATCGCCGCCGAGTGGACGTACCTCACCGGAGGTGCCGAGGTGCTCGAGTCCTTCTGGAAGGGCGTCGCGAACTCCTACGCGAAGGTCACCGATCTGGTCGCCCTCGCCACCATGTTCCGCGTGGCCTCGCGCGACGAGGGTGCTGCGCTCTCGCGCCTCGTCGCTCCGGGGTCGCTGCCCGCCGGCACCCCGGCGAACTCCGCCTACTACCCGGGGGTCGTCCAGCTTATCCAGGCAATCGAGGCGATCTCGGACGCGGACGACGACCCGGCCTGGGCCGTCGTCAACCCGGTGCTGTGGCAGCAGCTCATCTTCACCCCGAAGGACCTCCTGCCGGAGTTCGTCTCGCTGGCCGTCGGGGTCGGCACGGGTGAGGGCAACGTGGACGGCAAGGTCACCGTCCGCAAGGCGCCGCAGTCCGCGTTCATCGGAACGAAGGCGACCGACCCGCAGGTCATGGCGGGCGCGAAGAACGCGATCGAGTTCAAGGAGCTCGGCACCACGCCGATCCAGATCGAGGCGCTGAACGTCGCGAAGTTCGGTGTCGACCGCGCGACGGTCGGCTTCCTGGAGGAGTTCGTCATTCGCCCCGAGGCCACCGTCCTCATCGGCACCGCGGCCTGACCATGGAGTGGTACACCGCGTCGGACCAGGCTTCCCGAGACCGTCTCGGCGACGCCTGGGCCGACGCGGACACCATCGACCCCGAGCTGTGCGAGATGCTCCTCGACGTGGCCCGTGGTGACGTGCTGGAGTACGCCCCGGCCGGCACGCCCGGTGAGCAGGTGACCCGGCTGCTCACCGTGCTCGGATACCCCGCGGCCACGATCGACCTGGTCGTGGCCGCGCTGGGCGAAGTCGAACTGGGCACCCCGGCCCGGTACGTCTTCGCCCAGCTCCAGCAGGCGAAGAACCTGTTCAACGCGGGCCGCGTCGTCGGCGGCAGCGTCGGCGGCGACGGGTTCACGTTCGTCCCGCGACCGCTGTCCCGAGAGATTCAGAAGGTCATCCGCCCACAGTCGGGAGTGGCCAATGTTCTCTGACATCGCGGGCGTTCGTGTCGCACTCAAGGAGCGTCTCGCGCCCAAGCTCCCGGACACCTGGACGATCAACGAGGCGCTCAAGCAGCCGCCGACCGAGTACCGCGACCCGCTCATCACGTTCGAGTTCACCCGGTTCGAGTCCGCGCCGGACGGGCAGGAACTCGGCGCCGGGCAAGTCGGTGCCTCCGTCGATCTCGTCCTCGGTTCTCCGATGACGGCCGACGACAAGGGTGAGGACGATGTCGACCAGCTCGCCCTCACCCTCGTCCAGGTCATCGACGCCCAATCCGACGTGTACTGGTCCACCGCGGACAAGCAGCGCCTCGACTCAGGTCAGTGGGTATGGCGCATACACACCATCGTTCTCACCGAATCCAAGGAGCAGTAGTCATGCCGAACATCACCAACAAGGCCTACATCGGCCAGGCCGGCACCATCATCCTCGACGGCGACACGCAGTTCGGCGTCACCGCGTTCGGGCTCGTCCCCACAACCCCGCGCGAGACCGTCCCCGACATCTCCGGCGACGTGCAGGTGTTCACCGGGAAGCCGACGTGGGTCGCCAACATCGAGTTCCACCAGGACCACATCACCGATGGCTCCCTGTCTCGGAAGTCGCCCGCAATGGCCGGTACCGTCATCGCCTTCACCTACACGCCGCAGGACGGCGGCGAGGGTCGCTCGGGGAACATCCGCTGGGAAGACGTGCCCTTCGGTGGCAACACCGGACGACACAGCGTTTCGGTGGCGCTCGGTGTCGTCGGTCAGCCGACGATCATCGCCCCGGTCGGGGGCTGACATGCGCTCGGGGCGGATCAGTCTCCTGATCGATTCGCCTCTGCGGGATTTGCTCATTGCTCTGCGGGCAGTCCCCGCAGAGGCCCGCAAGCATGTCACCGCACACACGCGCGCCAACGCTGAACCGATCTGGCAGGAGGAGACCCGCGACCGTGCGGGGACTCGCCTCCAACAGCGCGCCCTTGTGAACACGGCCCGCGTCGGCGTCGCAACCCGGAACATCTACCTCCGCTCGGGCGGAGTCGGGAAGATGTCCTCCGGCGCGGCCGTGTCCACGGTGGCATTCGGAGCCGAGTTCGGCGCGCACCCCGACAAGCAGATCACGCAGCGCTCCCGCAAGGGCAAGACATACAAGCGCCGCCTCGGGAACGTGTTCGGCGCTCCACGGCGAGGCGGGAACGTCGTCTACCCGGCAGCCCGCGAAGCCACGCCCCGTATCGCCTCCGTGGCGATCCAGTCCGCCTATCGAGCACTCCTCGACGCCTTCGATGGGAAGAAGTGATGGCCAAGGTTCACGAGATCGGTATCGGTGCCGACACTCGCCAGTTCGAAGACAAGATCAAGTCAGGCGTCATCAAGCCGGCAGAGGACGCCGCTGACGCGATGGATCGCCTCGACGAGGCGGTCGGCGGCGCCGGGACGGCGAGCGGCAAAGCGAGCGATCAGGTCGCCAGCTTCGCGGACAAGCTTGCGGACGCCGCGCGCAAAGCCGGGAAGAGTGACGACGAGATTCGGGATGCCCTCAAGCAGATGGGCGTATCCGCAGACGATGCCCGCCGTGCCGTCGACAAGCTCGGTGACGAGTTCAAGGACACAGGCCGAGAAGGCGAACGGGGCACCGGCGAGGCGGAGCGCGGCGTTGACAAGCTTGAGCACGCCCTCAAGAAAGCGCAGCGCGAGACGAAGGAACTCGGGGACACCGCCGACGACGCGGGCGACAAGGCCCGCCGAGGCATGGAGCGCGCCGAGGAGGGCGTCAAGGACTTCAAGCAGGAAGCGCAGCAGTCCGCACGTGAGACCGCAGCCAGCTTCGATGGCTCCTTCGAATCGATCGCCGAGCTTGGCCAGGAGATCGCCGCCAACGCCTTCGCGGGCTTCGGACCCGCAGGTGCGGCCGCGGGGATCGCAGTTGCGGGTGCCGGCGGAGTGATGATCGACACCTTCAACAAGGTCGAGGAGGCCGCCGAGGAAGCTCGTGACTCGGCATTCTCGCTGGCTTACGACGTCGCTGGGGCGATGGCCACCGCGGGGTACACGCAGCGGGTGGCGGAGTGGACCAGCAGCACGGAGAAGTACAAGCAGGTCACTGACCTCGCCGCCGCGTCAGGGATGGATCAGGTCGATGTGATCGACGCGCTGTCGTCTGGTGGCGACAAGCTAGAGAAGCTCACTAGTGCCTTCGCTCGGAATGCCGAGGCGTCGGGGAAGCTATCTCCCGGGCGAATCTGGGAACTCGAAGCAGCCGTGAGGGCAACGGGCGAAGGCTACATAAGCGGATCTGACGCGGCTGCCGTCGCCGAGCGTGCTAACTACGAGTACGCGAGGAGCGTGGGAGTCGCAACCGGAGAAACCGACGCCCTCGGCAATGCGATCTATCGGCTCCCTGACGACACCGAAGTGTCTGTAAATGCGAATACACAACGCGCGACCGAGGACATTCAACGTGTCGAGAACAAAGTCAACGAAGTCGATGGGCAGGAAGCCGTCGTCAACGCGCGAGTGAACGGGCTGAATCAGGTTCGGGTTGACCTCGATGCCCTCACCCGATCCCGCACCGTATCGATTACCGCGAAACTCAACTCGCAGTTCGCGCAGAGCATGGGGTGGGACAAGTGAGCACGACGATCACGCACGCGGGCGGCGTCATCACCGCCTACATGCCCAGTTTCGAGGGGGATACGCCTCTCCGTTCGATCGTGCACACGGTCCTGGGGCGTCCCGACCCAGACATCACGAGGCGCCCCGCGGGGCTGCGCAAAGGCACTCTCACCCTCTCGTTCGACACGGGTGCCGCAGCGGCTGCCGCGCGGGCAGTGCTGTCCGTGACGCAGCCTTTGACGCTCACTAACTCGGGCGTGAGTGAGGTGACGATGCAGTTCGTCGTTGCGGGTGGCGACCTTGGTCAGGTGCTCAGTACGGGCGGCAGGTGGTCGCTCGCGGTGCCGTACCAGGAGATCACATGACTTCCTTCAGTGATCACACCTACACGGCCCGCGTCCTGGATGTGGCAGGCGATGTCGTCCTGTCGCTCGACGAGGAGATCGCGGGCGGTGTGAGTCTCGATGCGTCGCGCATCCCGCATGTCGAGAGTCAGATCACCGTCGCGGTGAAAGACCCGATGCTCCTCGCGAAGCTCGACCCGCGTGACTCCCGCCGCGTCGTCATCAACGTGGACGCCGTGCTCGCGGATGCCACTCGAAACCGATCGTTTGACCTCGGTATTCGGGTAGTGAAGCCGGACCGTGCCGGGTCGAAAGTGACGATCACTCTCGCGTCCGACGAGGCAATCCTCGGTGACTTCGCGCAGCTCGTGGACGATGGCACGCCGCGCACCTATCAGGCGTCGCTGCGGGCGGTCTGTGACTACGTGCTCGGTCGAGTCGGTGGGCTCGCACCGAACCGGGCGCAGGCTCCGCGCGGCACGTCGGCCGCGGTGTGGGCGGCGTCCCAGTCCGGTTCGGGAAGCCCGACACTCACTCCCACGACGACGGTCGGCCTGAACGTCGGCGGCGAGGGCATCGATACCTTCCTCCGCGCGCAGGCGACCACGGCGAGCACGTACATCGACATCCGTGGCACCGCGACGAACAACCTCTTGGTGGCACCGCTGGGCACCGCAATCACGGTTTCCACGTGGGTGCGCCCGACCTCGATTACGGCCCCGCTCGGGCGGGTCTATGTGCAGCAGCTCAACGCGAGCGGAACAGTGCTCGGCACATCCGACGTGGTCGCGACTGTCACGTCCGGGCAGTTCACGCAGGTATCGGCGACGGTGGCCCGGTTGCCTGGCGCGGTGCGCGTGGTCCCCATCTTCCGCATCACCGGCACCGTGCCCGTGGGCGGGCGTTTGGACGCGACAGGGTTCGTGACGGAACAGACGAGCAGACTCGGCCCGTACCGCGACTTCATGCTCGCGTCGGGCTCGGAGGATGCCGACGCAACGGCCTTCTGGCCGATCACGAACCTCATCACGAACCCGTCCATTGAGGTCAACGCGGACGGGTGGACGGCCGGCACGAACGCTTCGGCGGTGTCGCGTCAGCCGGTCACGTTCGATCCGCCGTCCGGGTTTGGTCTGCGGTGGACGACGAACGCCGCGGGGATCAGCTACGCCGACTATGCCGCCGCGTCGGGTATCCGCGTCACCGGAGGGCGCTGGTACGTGCTCGCCGGTCACCTGATCTGTAGCGCTGCCTCGACCGTGCACGCCCGCGTGCACTTCAAGGATCAGCAGGGCGTGACGATCGCGCAGGTGACCGGAGCGAATCTCGCCGTGGCGGGCTCCGCGTGGAGTCGCCCGTTCGTGATCGCGAAAGCTCCCGCCGCCGCGACGAGCGCGAGCGTGCACTTCGGCTACCTGGCCACCGCCGCCGGCCAACAGCCGTACGTGGACGCGGCGATGTTCTACGAGGGCAACGAGGTTGTGCCGTACTTCGACGGCGCGACGGCAAACACCACCGCTTACACGTACTCGTGGTCGGCGGCCGCGCACGTATCGGCATCGTCACGCACGCCCACCGTTGAGCGCCTGCCCGAGTCGCTGGTGTGGCGCGCCGGCGTGTCCGGTATGGCGTTCCTGGAGCCGCTTCTCAAGGCCGCAGGGCTCCGGCTGGTGTGCGACGAGCAGCGACGGTGGACACTCCGCAACAGCGACTACCGCGCGGACGGGAACCAGACTTACCGGCACGCGGTGAACATCGAGCGCGCCGAGGAAACGCTCAGCCGCGAGGACGATTCCTGGTTCGACGGTGCCGTGTACGAGTACGTCTGGACCGACCGGGACGGCATCGAGCAGCGGCGTATCGATGCGTTCGCGCTCACCGGGAATCCTACGAAGGTGATCCAGGTCGAGGTGCCCGATACCCCGTACCCCGGTCCGGGCCGTGCGGAGAGCATCGTGCGTCGCGCGCAGGGCCGCGGGCGCACCGTCAGCGCGTCCGCGATCCCCACCTGGACCGAACGCACCGACCAGACTCTCAGCGTGCTCCTGGAGGGCACACCGATACAGACCGGCATCGCCGGATCGGTGCGGTTCGACTTCGACACAGACACCGTGACCGTGACGTCACGGACGACCGACACACCCGCCGCCGCCTGGATCCTCATCCCGGCTGGTCAGCGATGGATCGACTCGCCTGCGGGCGGGACATGGAAGAACGAGGTGATCTAATGCCCGAGTCCTACGTAGGCAACGAAGGAACCGCCGCCGCCGCCGACAGCATGACTGTCCTGGACGGTACCGAAGACCGCCGCACCGGGTGGCTCGCGATCAACAAGACCCGCGACTACATCGTGTCCAAGTGCGCGGCCGCGCTCACCGCCGCGAAGAACTACACCGACTCGAAGGTCGCCGCGATCACGCTCACCTGGAACGCGATCAGTGGAAAGCCCCCTACCTTCCCGCCTTCCGGACATACCCACACGTCGCTCGACAACGGTGGGATGCGGTTCGGGGAGACCAGTGGTCAGTGGGCGACCGCGCAGACGATCTATACCTCCGCGAACGTGTCGGTTGGCGGTCACGTCCTCGTGCCCAACGCGGCGCCGGCCACGTCTGGATACTCCGTCGCGTACATCAACGGTGACGGGCGGCTCGCGAAGAACGCATCTTCCGAGCGCTACAAGAAGTACATCAGCGCGATCGACCCGGCCACCCTCGGCGACATCTGGCCGCAGCTCAGCCGCTACCAGATGCGCCACGGCGACGGCTCCTGGAAGTACGGCTACATCGCCGAGCGCCTGGCCGAGCACCCCGACCAGGAACCGTTCGTTGTCTACACCTACGACACCGATGCCGACGGCAACACGACGGTCACCGACCAGCCCGACAGCATCGACTTCATCGCCCTCCTCATGGCACAGAACGCGCAGCTCCACCAAGCGGTCGACTTGCTCGCGCAGCGTCTCGACGCCCTGGAGGAACGATGAGCGCCCTGGACATCATCCCGCTCCCCGGACAGCCCGGGAAGTGGGGCCGGCGCGTACTCGTCGAAGCGTGGATCGAAGCCGGATCGCCGCCCGTGAACGACGGCGGCGCGGGACGCCTATACGGTCTGCAGAAGTACTTCTGGGACGGGTGGGCGGCACGGCTCCCCGGCTTCAACCCCGCCGACAACCCCGACGACGAATCGCAGCGCCTTGCACACGCCCGCTTCGGCGCCCTCGACATCACCCCTACGCCTGAACGGGTCCGACGCCTCGAAGCCGCCGGGCTCGACCGCCCCTACAGCTACGAGCCCTGGCACTTCGAGCTGCCCGACATCCGCAAGTACTCCATCGTCCGCGCACTCCCCGCTGCCGCCACCGGCAGCGCGGGCACACAGGAAGGAATCATCATGGCCGAGGCGATCGTCTCCGCACCAAACGGGATCGTCGTCCACCTCCGCACCGGAGGCAAGACGAACTTCACCAAGCCCGCCGAGTACAACACATTCCGCGATCAGGTCGCGTTCCTCCGCGAAGCCGGAGCGACCGACCTCATGCCGCTCCCGCCGCTCGAAAAGGTGCCCAAGATCAGCTGGGACACCTTCAACTTCCTCTGCGCCTACATCGGCGCACCCAACAAGTAGACCCCCCGGAGAAATCGCATGAACAAGCAGACTGTCTTCCTCATCATCTCGATCCTGGCCGGCCTCGGACTCGTGGGCGTCGTGCTCCTGCTCCTCTTTAAGCCGGACGCAACCGCCACACTCACGAACTTCTTGTTCACGCTGCTCTCACTGCTCGCCGGGTTTGGCGGACTCGCCGCTATGCAGGCTCAGCAGAACAAGGAGATCGCGACGATCAAGACGAACACCAATGGGACCCTCTCGCGAAAGGACGAGGAGATCGCCGAGCTTCGCACACTCCTCGCCAAGCACGCCCCTCAGGCGCTAGTTGAGGCGGCCGAGACTGGCCCCATCGATGTCAGCGAGAAGCTCCGCCGCGACCTCTAATCTCTATGGCCTAGTGCAGGCTTCCGCGGCTGCGGTGATTGCTTCGATGTACGCATTCTCATCTGTCGTCGCGGGTGGAGGCGTATCAGCGGCGAAACCGTACCGCGCCATACAGTCCTGGTATGCAGCGTTCTCGGCTTGAGCTCTCAACGTGTTCAGGATGACAACCCCAACGATGATCGTCGCTACCAGCAACGCTCCGACGGCTGAACCCACTATCACGACGATCCGCGTCTGCTTGGTCATGCGGCGAGCATACCGCCAGGCTGGATGATCGTTGCGTGCGCAGCCTCTCGGCGTTCGGCGCTGGTGATGTGCAGGTAGCGTTCAGTGGTCGCGAGTGACGAGTGTCCGAGCATCTCTTGTACTGCTCGGAGGTTCCGGGTCGTCCGGTACGCGGCGGTCGCGCCGGCATGACGCAGTGAGTGTGGATGCCAACCAGTGATTCGCTTAATGATCTTGTGCACCGACTGCGGGTGAAGGTGTCCTGTAGTCGCGCCGGGGAAGTATGAGCCGTACGGCTGCTCCGCCTCAAGCGCGAGGAGAGCGAGCATGAGCGGTGGGTTGATGTCCACGAACCGTTCCTTGTCGCCCTTGCCACGGATGATGAGCGTCTCACCGATCCGGTCCTTCATACTGAGCGACGCGATTTCGGATAGCCGTAGGCAGGCGTACCGGGCGAGCATCACGAGTGCCTTGTCACGCGGGCTCGCGTTCAGTAGGGCCGACGAGACCGCGGCGTCCGGGGCGATCCTCGGCACGCGCTTGCGCACCGGCACTGGATCGAGAAGCAGCGTTGGGTCGACTAGGACTAGGTGCTTCGCGACGGCCCACCGGTAGAGTAGCTTCCAAGAGGCGAGGATCGAGTGCCGGTACTCGGAAGAGTAGTTCCGCGTGGCGATGAGAGCCTGCTCAAGGTGCTCCTCCGTCGCGAGCGCGATACGCACACGCCGGGCGAGCATTCGGGCATGACGCACGCGCAACGCGACTGTGCTGTCGGCTCGGTAGCTCGCGAGCATCCACTGCTCGAATCGGGAAATGAGTTCGTCGTTCTGCACTGCTTCGTTCAT